AATACTATCTGCATTTAAAATTAATTGTGTAACTGTTGAAGCGCCGATTTGAAAAGTAGATGTATTTTCTATAATAGCAGTTGCGTTTGAAGTTTGACCAGTTATTGTTCTACCTACTAATAAAGTTGCGTCACCTACAGTAGCAATAACTCTTAATACTTTTAATGAATCAAATTGTCCATCGGATGCCTTAAGCATTTGTTCTCTAGGATAAATTGTTTCTGAAGTTTCACCAAATAATATTCTAAAAAACATTTCATGGCCACGAACTGAACCTTTTGACCTATAAAGTGATTTAATATTTTTAATTAATTTTCTTCTATCAACACCAGCAGCTAAACTTTCTGGTAAAGTTGCCAGAAACTCATCTCTCATGTTAGTTAAGAAATGATTAATAACTCTGTCAGGATCCCTAAAGTTAATTAAATCTGTAATATTATTTACTGGATTAGGTCTATAATTTGTTACATGTGCTTGAGCACCTGAACTTGCACCTACAATTACCTCAGTATCAATGAATTTATCTTGTGCTGATATGATTAATCTATTGTTGGCAATATCTTCAACTAAAACAGTTGCTGTTGCCTTTGATGTTTGACCTGTTACAACTTCACCTCTAGTAAATTTACCATAAGTAGATTCTTCTAAAAGTATTTTATCACCAGCGTCAAGTAGTGTTCTTGCTGTGTCTTTTCGACTAGAGTTTAAAATTAAATTATTTAATTGACCGGTTTCTGATTGAAGTAGAATACCATCTGTACCTTCAATCGTGTCTATAGATAATTCTGCTGACTCTAAAAGTTGATAATAGACTTTAAGAAATTCGGCAAACTTAGGGTGGTCAGCAACGACAAACTCTGGAAGTTGGCTGTTAAGTATCGTTGAAATTTTATCATTAAATTTTGCCATTTGTCATTAATAACTTGATGTTGTTGTGTAGCCTACCCCAGCATCAGCTGAACCTCCTACAAATGTATCTGCTGTAACTGTAATTCCTGAATTCGCCACATCTATTTCTACAATTTGGTCTCTTACAGGAACAATATCATTTGAATCAGGTGTAACAGTTATTTCAACAACTGTTGAAGTTGCACCTCTAATATTTGAAATAGAGGCAACATTTAAAGAATTCAAAGCAATTTCTCCTGTTGCATAGTCAATTGTACCTTGTGTATCATTAGCATATGTTCTAATACCTGAAGCTAAGTAATATCTTCTAATATTTCCTTGTCCGTCATCATCTAAAAACATTTCAAAATCACTACCAGTAACTTTGAAACCTGTAGAACTTAAAATACCACCTGCAGCCGTATTATGACCTGAATGAGGATTAAACAAAGCATTTCTAAAATAGATATTATATTTTTCTGAAGATGATAATATTGGTGTAAAAGATTTTCTAATTTTAATAGTTGTAATGTTAGATAGAATACTAACATCTACACTATCAATCAAACCTGTTAATTTAGAATGACGGTAAATTGAATCAAACTTTTGTAAAGTATTTGTATTGTAATTTGTGATAGCGGTAATGATTTCAGATTTTAATGTATCATTTGATTTAGTTGTAGTTATAGTATTATATTTAACAGTTGATGTTAATAATACCGAAGTTGTTTCGGGATCCACAATTTGAGGAGATACAGAAGCCACATTATATGGTTTAAGTTTATTCACAATATCTTGTTTAGTTGTTTCTGTAAGTGTTGAACCTGAAGCAGCCTTAATACCTATTTTAACAATACCGTATCTTGGTGTTTCATCATCTTCACCACCCCATGCACTAACTGATAATGCATTTGGATAAATTGATTGTACTAAAGTTTCATAGTCTGTAGTTGTAACAGCTCTGTCTTGAGCTGCATATTGTAAAGGTGCATTTAATCTAATTGATTCGTTTGATTCACCAAATGCTCCGCCTTGTGAAGACGATACTGTAGAAATTGTAACATTTGTAAACCCACCAATATTTCCTGATAAACTAAATGAACTTGCACCATTTGAATCTTCAATGTTTGTAACTATGTATTCTAAGATAACAATATTGCCATCATCTAATGAAGCACCGTTTACACCGTCACCAAAATAAATTTCATATTTACCATCTTGGCCTTCTTGTATGAAATAAACTTTAGATGTAGCAGTTACATTATTATAACCACCCGCTAATGAATATGTTTCTGTTGTAGTATCTGCTGAAGAATTTTGAACTTTTACCAATAAAGTAGAAGTGTCAGCCTTAGCACTTGGTATGATAAATTTTTGGTCAACATCTGTAGTGTCAGCTGTATATTTAAATGTTACTAAAGTACCTTCGTAAATAGGTAAATTAGAAAACTTATAAACACCTGCAACTGGCGTAATTGTAAAATCTGAGTTTGTTACATATTGATATGAAATATCATTTACAGTTGTTGCGAAAACTGTTCCTTTATTCATTGTAACACTTGTGCCTGTTGCATTGTTAAGTGTAACATCAATAGAGGCCATAGGCGCTCTTGGTGATGATGGTGTATAACCAATCATCTTTGCTAATGATACAATATTATTTCTTATGTCAGCACTATCGAGATATAACTCGTTAGTTGACATGTTTGCTAAGTAAGCAAGGTAGTGAGTGTTGTAAGATAGAATATCTAAAAGAATATTTAAAGAACTACCTTCAAAGTCGTAGTCTTGAAATTGAGTTTGACCTTGTAAAAAAGATTTTAAATTTGTTTTGATTGCGTCAAAATCATAATCTGATACTACTAATTTATGGTTGGACATCTATTATCTTACCCTTTGTAAAAATGTTGATACTGTTTGTGGACCTGGTACACCAACAACATAAAAATAAATATCAACAACTAATCTATTATTATCTTGGTCATCATCAACAGCGACATTTTGTAATTGTATTCTTGGCTCGTAGTTGATTAAAACTTCTTCTATTTTTCTTTGTAGAAAAACTTTGGTCATAGGTGTAAAAGGTTCAAATAATAACTCTCTTATACCACAACCCAATTCTGGTTGAAAAGGTCTTTCGTAGAAATTAGTCTGAATTAGGTTTCTAACTGACCTCTTAATAGCTATAACATCTTCTACCACATTTACATCATTAGTAACTGTGTTTCTATCAAAGTCTAAGTCAATATCTCTAAAACTTCTGGAGTTTCTTGTACTTTTACTTTGTGTTTGTGAGTCATATATTGCCATTACGGTAATATTTATAAGGTTTTTCTAGCCGTTTGCAAAAACATTACCAGAACCGCTAGTCATAGCTCCACTATCTGTACTGTCACCTATTCTTGCAACAGATAATCCTTCAACAAACACATTTGGCGAACCAACATTAACATTTGCTACATGTGGCGCACAAGGTGGTAATGGTGGAAAAGGGTGTGATACCGTAGGGTCACTTACTCTTGCAATTAATATACTATTTGCAAAACATGTACCTTGACCTGGTGTATCTAAAGTTGTCGTACCAGTACAAATATGACCGGTAGATAAACTATCACCCTTTCTACTGACTGCTGGCATTTATCTTCCCTTAGCTTTTAATTCTGCTCGTTTTTTCTCTGATATGATTGCTTGTCTTATTTTTCTACCAATTGGTATTATAATAGAGTGACACATCTCTTTACCTTTTTTACTGATATATTCAACACTTATCATTTTATCTTTAAAATCACCTTGTACAGATTTTGTTGCCTTCTTTAAACTGATTTCTTCTTTTTCTTTTTCAACACCATCTGCATTCCAAAACTTAAATAATCTCATTTTTGCCATAATTAACTTTCTATGTTATATTTTTCTTCGTCAATATACGAATCGTGTCGGCAAATCTTACAACAATCAATTGTAATATCATTTCCTTCGCCATCTTTGTAATCCTGATAGCAAGTCATGCCACAATGACACTCATGTCCGCAATTTTGACATTTTTTCATTATAATACTATTTATATTAGAAATCACAACGCATTTTAGCAGCTCGCAATTCAGTTTCCGACAAATTTTTCTGATTTTCTAGCGCTGATTCGCCGATTCGCTCTAAATCTGGCGCAATTTTGCAATTTTCAACAGTTTTTGAGCATCCAGACGCTAAAAAGAACAAAGATAGAACAAAAAAAATAAAAAAATGTTGATTTATAAGGGTTTTTTGCATAATTTTTTTTAAAAAAAGCGTAAATAACGCTTGCTTTCTATATTTAGTTGTGGTATAATGGACACATATGATAAACAAAAACATAACAAACAACAATATAACGATAGTTAGAAATATCGCTTATAAACAAATAGAAAAAATAAACAAAAATTTAAAAGAAGTTATTGAAGTTGACAATACTCTTTTAAGTATGATTGATATTAATATGAAAAACGCTATTAATAAAATTTTACACGATTATAAACTAAAACAACAATAAGGAGAAAACACTATGAAAAACACTATATCAAGTCTATTAATTTTAACTGGTATCATAATGATGGCCGGTTCTGCTAACGATTGTGACGGAGCTTGTATGGAAACAGCAAATACACTATCTGAGATGTTAATGGTTGCATTTCTAGGTCTAGTTGTATCAGGTTCTGGTGCATTACTAATGTTATATAAAAATAATTCGTAAAAAGTGAAAATAATGGTTGCCAAAAGCGAATCAATCTGTTATAATGGACACATAAAATAAAGAAAGGACACTAAACACTATGACTACTGTAAACACTACTGCCGAAACACTCCAAGAGGGTATTAAAAATATGATGAATGGTGCTAAAGAAGACTATGCTAAATGGTCTGGAAAAGGTACTGATATGTCAGCTTATACAAAAGAACAACTTGATAAATGGGACGATTCAATCACAATTAAAGAAGGTCAAAAATATATCAAAGTTATCCGTGAAAACGGTGTCTTTTGTTTTATTGTAAAAGAAGACTTTAAACATTTTAAAAAAGGTGATATATTGAAAGCCGCTGGGTTCAATGCACCTGCTTTAAATCAACCTAGAGGAAATGTTCTAAAGGGTAACTACCCTATTCAATGGACTGGACCTCTTTACTTAAAATAGGAGACTACATTATGAAAGATACACAATTGAAAAAAGATATAATTAAACTTGCATTAGCTGAAAGTGCTACTGATTGTAACATTGTTTGTGGTACATTGTTTGCTAAGTTTGATGTTTCAATACATGAACAAATGGCAACCAACTTGAAGAAAACTTTACAGACTTTCTTTGATAAAAGAAAAGTAAATGATTGTAATGTTCAAATGTCAGGTACATTACCTGATAATGAATATGCTTATGACTTTGTACCTGTTGTCGATTACAGATTAGATGGAATAGGAATATAGAATTTAGAGTTACCCTTAAAGGGTTGTTTTTCCCACCTAGACTATTTCTCTTTGTTTAACTATTAACTATAAAGTCTAGGTGGGTTTTTATTATTTACCAATTAAATATTTTTTCAATAATAGCCAAACGAGGCTTGACAATCAACTAAACAACCTGCATAATACATTATCTGCCCTTAGCTCAGCTGGATAGAGCAACTGCCTTCTAAGCAGTAGGTCACAGGTTCGAATCCTGTAGGGCAGGCCAATTTACGGAGTGTAGCGCAGCCTGGTAGCGCATATCGTTTGGGACGATAGGGTCGTAGGTTCAAATCCTACCACTCCGACCAATTCACAAATCTCATAGGAGAATAATATGAGTAATATCAACTACGGATTTAGTTTCCAAAAAATGCCTTATAGTGAAGAACATGAGTTAGAACCTAATTGCTTTGTAGAAGTACAAGTCGACCAAGATTCTGACCTAGACCAAATGTGTCGAGCATTTGAGTTGTTTCTTAAAGCCTCTGGTTATGAATTAGGCAATCGTACTGTCGCCATAAAAGATAAGTGGCCTGACGATTACACCGTTTCAATTAATAAAGATACTCTGCAATCAACCTTTGATGTGAAAATGTAGTTATCGCCTCCTTGGTGGAATAGGTAGACACAACAGACTTAAAATCTGTCGGCGATATCGCTGTGCCGGTTCGAGTCCGGCAGGAGGCACCAAATTACTCCTCTAGTTCAAAGGTAGAACCCACCGCTCATAACGGTGTTGTTGTCAGTTCGAGTCTGGCGGGGAGTACCAAGTTTTCGTAATGTAATATGGGAGGTTAAAATGACCTAGTGATTAAACATCACAATAAACAACATAAA